TTTTAAAAGAGATAAAGTAAACTACAATAAAAAACTTGCATTACAGTTACATGCAGATAAGTCTTATCAGCAAAATGTCTATGTGTATGCTCAAATGTTTCCATTTGATTTTAGTGTAATTGAACCAAATGAAATTGGTAGCCATAGATCAAAAAGAATTGAACTTGATCTTGATAGAAAGTTTTATAACAAGTTAAAAGCAATTGGAAATATAAAAGGTCACTCAGATATAAGAGTAACAATTAAATTTTTCTTAGAAAAAAGTATAAAGATATGGGAAGAATGAAAGAACTTTGTATGGATATTATTGAGGCCAATGGTGGGATACCTGAAGGCATGACTATACAGGATATAGTCAAAATGAAAGAGTTAGAAATTTATAATTGGTATGAGTATGAACGACAACAAGAGAAAAACAGACTACAACAGTATAAACAAGAAAATACAGGAGAGACTGGAAAGGTTGAACAAGTCAGCAAAAAATTCTCCCAAAGGTATGGAGAAGCCAAAGAACAAAAAAACAGTGAACAATGAAGAAGGTGATTAATTTATTATTAGCAGTATTAACTACAGGATGTGTTAGTGCTCAGTGGACTTATAAAACAGTAGATAATGGTTTTGATGAACCATATAAAATTGCACATACAGCAGAAAATAATGGTGCTTTTCTTAAACTAGAAAAGGTTGATACTTTTGTTATATGGTATATCCAAGGTGGTTATTATTGTGATGATAAACCTGATATAGATGTAGTATTTGTTGTAAAAGGTGTAAATAAAAAATACAACCTAAAAGGTACAAAAAATGAAAAGAACAATGTAGTATTCTTTCCATGGAACTTAGACATAGATGAAAACTTAAATGCAGATTTTAAAGGTGCTTCATCAGTAAAAATCAGAATAAATGAAAGTTATTGTACATCAGAAGTATATGAGTTTAACATGAGTAACAGTAAAGCTGCTTATGATTTTATGATTAAGTAATGTTACACTTTATTAAGTACCTAGTGGTATGGATAAGCCAAAACTTGTCCATACCATTCTGGATGGTGGGTCATGTGCACCTGTCCGTAAATATTTATCAAGACATATATGAGTTATTAGCATCATTTGGTATGAATATCATTGTTGCTGTAGGATTTATTATTGATTATTTAGAACAAAAAAAGAAGTTATGAAAGAAGTATTATTAGCCTTGATGATAGGCCTGACAATTTGTTATGAGACATATGTATTACTTAAAACAAGAGGCTTTGTAAGAGCTCTGTATATACTACCTAAAGATGCAGATGAAGAAAAAACAATAAGAATAGTAGGTGGTTGTTTCTCCCTAATCTATCTTGTATGGCTGATTTTAGGTATGGCACTTAGTGGATTATGGTATGCATACTTAGTTATTTTTATATTATCTGTTTTGCAGTCTCCTGTAGCTAAACATTTTAAGAAACATGAGCAGTGGGAAGCTTTAATAGTATTTAAGAAAATAGACTGTGTTATATCTATAGCTATTCTTGTATGGTTATTCTTTGCACATTTTCATCCTGAAGTTCTTGGATGCTGGAAAATTAACCTTTAAATCAGAATAAGATGGTGGTTGAGAAAGTTACCAGAAAATCTATGATTATAAGACCAAGTGGGAGGAGTACTGATTTTATCAGTCCTTCCTTTGGTCATGGCTGTTTGTATAACTGTACTTACTGTTATATGAAAAGACATAAGCCGGAAGGATTATCTGTAGCTACAAATACTATGGATATCCTGACAGAAATTAATTCACATGCTTATTTTTCTACAGTAGAGAAACCAAATCAAACAGGAGAGTATGTAACCTATGATATCTCTTGTAATGAAGACTTTGCTCTGCATGCTAAATATCATGAATGGAAGACAATCTTTGGATTCTTTAGAGATCATCCACTTGCTATGGGTTCATTTGCCACTAAATATGTAAATGGAGAATTATTATTATTTAATCCAGAAGGTAAAATTAGAATAAGATTTAGTTTGATGCCTGAGAAATGGAGAAAGATTCTTGAACCTAATACAAATTCTCTTGATGAAAGACTTAGAGCTGTAAAATGGTTTATTGATGCTGGCTATGAAGTACACTTAAACTTTAGTCCTGTAATAGTACATGATGATTGGTTAACAGAGTATGAGTTCTTATTTGATATAATTGACAAACATTGTTATATGTATCATTGGCCACAAAACTCTATCAAAGCTGAAGTAATATTTCTTACTCATAATGAAGATAAGCATCAGTATAATCTACAGCATAAACTTCCAGGTGAAGATTTACTTTGGGTACCTAAAATACAAGAAAGTAAAGTATCTCAGTATGGTGGAAAGAATCTTAGATATGAACACAACAGAAAAGCAGATTACATCAAACAGTTTGTTGAGTTACATGATAAGATAATACCTTGGAATACAATTAGATATATATTTTAGTTATGAGACTTAGAGATACAGAACTTATAGGTAGGAGACTTGTAAAGTATGGGTTCTACAGATCTAAAACAGATCATCAAAACTATAGATATCATAATCTTCAAGGAGCAATAACTATTCAGTTTCAAAGATATGGAGTTGTAGGGTGGTCAGCTTTAATAGTTCATGAGATAGATGCACATACTACAATTAAGTTTGATGAATATGAAGCTTTATTTACTCCAGAGTGGTTAGTAGAAGAACATAAGAAATTACAAGCAATGTTTAAATTTTTAAGAGGATGATAAAGAATTTTAGTGATCCAAAGATTAAGGGATTAATCGTGGGTATTTGCCATGAACATTGGCATGTTGCAAAACCAAGTGACAGTAATATTGGATATTTATGGTATATGTATGCAGCAGGTACCAAAGTTGGAACATTCAGACCATTTATTTTCTTTGCAGAATTAAATTTACTTGTTAAGACAGGTTATATTACTGAAGAAGAGAAACTTAATTTGCTTGGAATGTTGGATAGTTCAGATGAAGACAATGCAAATATTATGGCTTTTTCTTTATTAACTTTGAGAAATAATAGGCTAAAAGACCTTGGTGTTTATACTTTGGATAATGATAAATACAAGGAAATTGACTATATTAGAGATATTATTAACACTGAAATATTTATAGGACAATGGCAGAAATAATTTTAAAATTCAAAGAAGATGAACTTGAAGATGCAAGAACTGCAATAGATGGTTGGAAATGGAAAGGTGCTATGTGGGAACTTGATCAATGGCTTAGAGGTGAGATAAAGTATAATGAAAAGATATCTGGAGAAATAGATGCTGCTTATCAAGCTGTTAGAGATAAGATCCGGGAGATTTTAAATGATGATAACTTAAATATAGAATCATGAAAGAATTAGTTCAAATTATTGATACACTTTGTGTAACACTAGTAACACTGGTATTTATGTATGGAGTTTATAAACTGTTAATGGATTAATATGGAATGTGTTAAATGTGGAGCTCCGGCAACCAAGAGATATAGTCCTGATCTTGATATCAAGGGTATAGGAATGTGTGCTGAGCATACTGATGAAATTATGATGGATCTTATGGTTGCTCAGTTTGACAAGAAAGGCTGGGAGAAATTTGAGAAAAAGTATTTACCTAAAAAAGATAAGTGATGGAATTTGTGATTATAACAGTAGTAGTATTTGCAGTTGCAGGTTTAATAATTTATAACTTAAAAGATGAAAACTATCATAACTGGGATGATTGACTGTATGTTTACAGCGATCATCAGTATTATTTATAGAAATTTAGAATAAAATGAGTGAACAAGAATTAATAGATCTCGGCTTTGAAAGAGTAGATATACTTGATGATGAAAGCCAAAATGGATATGATTACTACTACTATCATAAAGAACTATGTTCTGGGGTACTTTTACATAGTACAGATAATATTGATGTTAAAGATGACAAATGGGTATTAAAATCATTTGAGATTCCTGCATTAAATATCACAGAAAAAGCTCATTATGATCAGTTTCTAGAAATTATGGATAATATAACTTGTTAGATATGTTTAGTGGTAAATTCATTAAGAAAAATGGAAAACTTATCTTTAATAGTCCACAAGATAAATTAGCTTATGAGATTTTTGTAGATAAGATTTCAGAAGGTCAAAAAGTAGAAATGTATATTGATCTTGCAAATACAGATCATAGTAAAGCACAACTTGCAAAAGTACATGCTTGTATTAGAGAAATGGCAAAAGAGTCTGGATACACTTTTGATGAAATGAAAGATGTAGTAAAAGATGCATCTGGTCTAGGGGGTAAATCCTTTGCAGATTGTAGTAAAGATGAACTTATGTTAGCTATAGAAGCTTGTATACAAATAGGAAGAGAACAGTTTAATCTTTCTCTAGGGTAGGTGCTACGTAACCTTCATCTCCTGGTTCTAAGACTTCTTTTTCATCATATAGTTTTTGTTCACTTGCCTGTCTTTCTATTTCAGCAAGAAGAAGAACTATTGTATAAAATGTTCTTTGAGCAGAATCTAAATCTTCATATTTTTTATTCATGATGTCTTTAAAATAGTCATCACCTTTTTCGGGAATATTCATTGATTGAAGTACATGAAAAGATGCAGCTTTAGCCATTAAATAAAAACTTTTATTAACCTTGATGTCTAATATTACATCATCTTTCAATTCTTTAACTTTTATCATAGTATTAATTTTAAACAAAAATAGAAAAAAAATGGATTTAGAAGAAATTAAACAAAAAATGTTTACTAAACTTGGACCCAGCGGCTGGGACAGGATATTTAAATCTTTTGTATTTAGCAGTGACTTTGATGATATACTTACTAAGTTGTATACACTGAGTCAAGAGGATAAAAGGTTTACTCCACCACTTAAACAAGTCTTTAGGGCCTTTGAGGAGTGTCCATATGATAAACTACAAGTAGTAATAGTAGGTCAGGATCCATATCCACAGTTAGGAGTTGCAGACGGTATATCATTTAGTTGTGGTAACACAGGTAAATTACAACCAAGTCTTAAGTATATCTTAGGAGAAGTAAACAGGACAGTATACAATGGTCATCCAGTAAGTGAAGATGTAGATCTTACCAGATGGTCTAATCAAGGTATACTTATGCTTAATACAGCTCTTACAGTTGAAGTAGGTAAGATTGGTAGTCATTATGATATATGGAAACCTTTTACTGCCTACTTGTTAGATTGGTTAAATAATTATAATCCGGGATTGATTTATGTATACATGGGTAAAAAAGCTGAAGAATGGTCTGAACTTACTACTAACACTGAGTATAAGTTTACTGTTAAACATCCTGCTTCTGCTGCTTATAACGGTTCTAAATGGGATAGTAATGATATATTTGTTAAAATATCTTCAATAGTAAATAACACTAGTAATAATATAATAACGTGGTAAAATGATAGAAATCTTCACTAAACTAATTCAGAATGATTTGACACCAAATTCATTCTATGTTTTGTACTGTATTAAAGAAAAAATAGTACCTCACAATTCAATTAATAAAGCACTTGAGTGCAAAAGACTGCATATGAATCACTGGCTGTCAGAATCCTTGGAATTGACAGATAAAAGCATTATCTTTATGGCAGAAATTGATGGATATTTTAAGAAATCCAAGAAGAAAACTTCTAAAGATTTAATGGGGCAGAATTTCATGCAGAACATAGAGGCATATGTAAAAATATTTCCTAATAAGAAACTATCCTCTGGAAAATATGCAAGAGTTCCAGCCAAAAATCTTGAGAATGCATTTAGATGGTTCTTTGATAACTTCAATTATGATTGGGAAACTATATTTTTAGCAACACAAAAGTATGTACTAGAATATGAATCTAAAAACTATGAATACATGAGAAACTCTCAATACTTTTTGAGAAAACAAAATGTAGACAAAAGTTGGGATTCTGACTTAGCAACTTATTGTGAATATCTAAATGATAATCCTGATGAAGATAAAAATGTATTTAGTGACTTAATTGTATAATTTAAATTTTAAAAGTTTATGGGAAAACTATTTAATGGTGCACGACATCTGTTACCAGTTAGTGAAAGAAACAGTCTTGAAAAAGGTCTTGTTAAAATGAAGGCAAAGAGAGAAGGTAAAATACCTGCATTAATAACTGCATGGCCTAAATTTAATGATGCTTTTTGTGATGGACTTGAGTGGAGAACTATAACAGTTGTAGGTGCACGACCTGGTACAGGTAAGACCCTATTTATGGAACAGGTGG